GTAATGCCACGATATACGAATGTTACTTTCATGGTAATCTCCATATACCACAACCCCGTTCCATGCTGTGGTGATCATGCGTCCCTGATAAGGGATGAACGGACGTGACTGCTATTCTCCTGTTAGAGCTTCTTCTAAAGATTTAGGCTCTTTGGATTTCTTTGATTTTTTAGTTTCAGTTATTGGTAAGCCTTTTCTACCTGTTGTAGTTTGCTTCCAATGTCTTGCATTCTCTGTCATATTATTGGGTAAATTATTCCAGTGCCTAATGACACCGGAACAAATAAATAAATTAGTAATTAATGTTAAATATAAAAGAATTTTTTCAACCAATTTTTGGTGTTGTTAATGCTACTTGTGTGGATTCAGCAGCTGCCAAATCGAGTGGGAAGTTGTGTGCGTTTCTTTCATGCATAACTTCAAAACCAAGGTTGGCTCTGTTTAAAACATCAGCCCATGTTGGGATAACTTTTCCATTAGTATCAACAATGGATTGGTTAAAGTTGAACCCATTAAGATTGAACGCCATAGTGCTGACTCCCATGGAGGTAAGCCATATGCCAACCACTGGGAAAACACCAAGAAAGAAATGAAGAGCACGAGAATTATTAAAGCTCGCATATTGGAAAATTAACCTACCGAAGTAGCCATGAGCTGCAACGATGTTATATGTCTCCTTGTCTTGCCCAAATTTATAGCCATAGTTCTGCGATACCTCGTCTGTTGTTTCCTTAATGATCGAGGAAGTAACGAGGCTTCCATGCATAGCTGCAAACAGTGCACCCCCGAAAACCCCAGCAACGCCGAGCATATGGAATGGATGCATAAGTATATTGTGTTCTGCTTGGAAGACGAACATAAAATTGAAAGTCCCAGAAATACCAAGAGGCATACCATCACTGAAACTCCCCTGTCCAAAAGGGTAGACAAGAAATACTGCTGCGGCTGCTGACAATGGAGCTGTGTATGCCACAAATATCCACGGTCTCATTCCGAGCCTGTATGAAAGTTCCCATTGCCTTCCTGCATATGCTGCTACTCCTATTAAGAAGTGGAAGATAATGAGTTGATATGGTCCGCCGTTATATAGCCACTCGTCCAATGTGGCAGCTTCCCAGATCGGGTAAAAGTGCATTCCGATTGCGTTGGAACTTGGGACTACAGCTCCTGATATAATATTGTTCCCATATAATAAGGAGCCGGAAACAGGCTCACGTATGCCATCTATATCTACAGGCGGTGCTGCGATGAAGGCGAGTATAAAGCAAGTGGTTGCAGTTAGTAAGCAAGGTATCATAAGCACACCGAACCAGCCTAGGTATAGGCGGTTGTCGGTGCTCGTGACCCACTCGCAGAACTTCTCCCAATTACTAGGAGAGGCTTCTCTACTGAGTTGGATTGTTGCCATTAGAAAGTAAACTTAGTTCCTAATTTTGTACCCCAGTTATTGTCAGCATCCTCTACTTGAGAGAAAGATAGCTCACCATAAATACCTAACTTATCTGAAACAGGGAAACTAGCTCCTGTCTTACCAGACCAGTTGGATGTTGAATCTGCTCCATCAGCTACGTTAAGTGTCTTACCACCTTGTATGTAATAAGAAAGATCTTTAGCTTCTCCTTCCCAACCTAAGTGTAGGTCAGTTGCTGTTGACTTATAGTCAGAACCAGTAAAACTAGAATTAGTCTCTACGTTAACGTAAGGACCAGCTAGAACTGGTGAGGATACTGCTGCTACTGCAAGTACAATTAAATTTTTCATTAAATATTTAGAATAAAAAAAAGAGTATGGCGAGTTACGATATGATTCGGGTCGCCGGTACTCTTAAAATATTCCTGGAATTATTTGTCCTGTTGTTACATAAGCTCCTAGCCCTGCAACGAAGCCAAGCATTGCTGCCCAACCATTAAACCTTTCTGCTTCGGGTGTCATTATTTTTTGTTTTGGTATTACTTGTATTGGTGGTTCGTACGCATACTCATTTTCAAGTAGCGTATCGAGGTCTTTTGTTTTCATTAAAATTGAATATCTGAACGGTCCAGTTTTGCTACGATCTCCTGTCTGTATGCAGGGTCATTGTCATAACGAGGATCTGATATAGCTTTAACTAATTGTGCTTGACTCTTAAATATATCTCCAGAATTTTCAGCTGCTTTTCCTGACAGCATGCGTCCTTCATAACCGTTGGCATTATCATATTTTGCTTTAAGTGCATCAACTCCTAATTGAATAGAAGCTGCATTACCTGTACCAACTAAAGCATCGAACGCTTTAATCTCATCTGCTTTAAGATTTTCTCCAGCCCATGAAATTAATTTATCGTATTGAGCTTCTCCTCCTACAGAGTTCTGGATCTTATTAATCTCTGATGTAGTAACATCTACTTCTGCTTCTGTTTGTGGAGCATTTTTCTGCATCTCTATATAAGCCTGAACTAATTCTTGGCTACTTAATTGCGAGAATTTTTCTAAAGTCTCCTTAGATATACTTTTATCATTAGCATAGAATTCTTCATTAGCAGCTTCTAATAATGACACTGCTTCACTCTTTTCAGATGTAGTTTCTTCTTCAGTTTTGTCTGTTACTTCTTCGGTTTCTTGCCCTTCTTGTAAGCCATCGTCTTTCTCTCCTAATTTCTTTTGAAGTTCTACGTATGCTTTTTCTAAATCTTCAGCATTTTTATATTTACCAGCAAGTAATTCACCTTGCTCTTCAGCCATCTTCTCCCCGACTTGTAAAGAGTCTTGCTCTTCACTTGTCAGTTCGGGAGTTGAATCATCAGTATTAACTGTTAATGTTTCTGCCATAATTATTCTTCGGGTGGTTGTTCTTCTTGTGGTAGTAACTGATCATTTTTACTAGGGTCCATTAATGGACTACCAACCATCTGTCCAGCTTGATCAACTAAAGATTGTTGTGCAGTTTGTGCTTGTGCAGCTTGTCGTTCTTCTTCTATTTGTTGCTCAGTCTTAACAAGATTAAGTACATCAATACCTTGTGCAGCAGCTAATCGTTTGATAGCTTCTAGCGGATTAATGTATTGCACTAATGCTTCTGGTCCTAATGTTTGTGCAATAGTTCCTACGAATGCAGTAAGTGATTCTCTATCTTGTCCTCGACCTAGAGCATTAACTCCAGCAACGATTGTTGGACGAACTATATCTTTAGGTAATTTTGGAATCTGATTTGATCTTTGTAAAACTAATAATGTTCTATTGAGATATGGGATAAGGAACTCAATTACAAGTAGTGAGAATATTCCTCCGAGTTGTTGTTCAAGTTCTAGTTGAGTGAGGCGTACCTCTTCAGCTGTAACTCTTTCTGCATTCCTTACATTCATAACAAGGAAAGCTTCCAACAATCTTTTCTCAATAGCTGCCGCCATGTTCGCAGCCGTTGAGAAATCCGCAGTCTTTCCTACTTGGATAACTGCAACGTCTTCTGGTCTACCTTGAACTATGGCTCCGTTACCAGCCTTTGCAATGGTGGCTGGTTTAGTAGTTGAACTTGGGCTGACTAAAAAGACAACCTTAGATGCAGCAGCTGCTCCTTCTATTAGTGATTGGCTTAAACCATCTAATGATTTAAGATCTCCTAAAAATTCTTCTACTCTTCCACGACCGTAGTCTTCTCCATCAACTGTATTGAACCGTAAAGGCAACCAGGGACTGGCGTTCTTAGGTGCAGTACTTCTTGTATCAGGAATGATTTTATCAAATGCTTCTTGATGCCATACCCATCTGCCACTAGATTTATCTAGCTTGACGTATGTATATATAGTGACATCATCATTTGTTGTAGAGCTTTCGTCAATGCCAGTATTTGGCTTTGGTTCTGGTAGCTCGATGTCCAAAACCTTTCGACTAATAAGTTCCTTTGTAACTATCTCTAAAACGTTGCCATCACCATCTCTATTAATGACATATCTAGTTAAAGGAAAAGTTTTAATTCCATCTTTGCCCATAAAGATCAAGGCATTACCACCAACAATTAAATGTTTTAATGCTTGGTGTACTGCAACTCGATCATTACTAGCAGCTATATAATCCATGATCATCCTCTCCATCTTGGAGAAAGAAAGGTCTAATTCACTTCTTATCTTTGGATCTAATTCTTCTCCTAACTTGTCATCACGTACCTGTAGCTTGAAGAAACTTGTCTGTGGTGGTAAGACTGCGAGCATAAGCTTCGCAGCCAAAGTAACCACACACTTGGCTCCAACGGATTGCCAAGGTACTTTTAATGATTTATGGTTTGGTCTTGATGATATATCGTCATCAATTAAATAAGGCAACGTGAGTTCAGAACATTCAACTGCTTTGTCAAGGAACATTTGACGAGCATTCGATAGCTGATTATATCTTTCACGTGCTTTCACTATTGAAGACCTCCAGTATTATTCTGGTTTCCTGTATTTACTGATTGCTTTGCTCCAGATGCAGATGGAGCATCTTTATCTATTCTTAAATCTTTCGTACTACCTTTCTTACCTTTCTTAGTTCCAAGTCTAGATTGAGCTTGTTGAACATTAGGGTTCACTGGTCTTACCTCTGCTTCAGGTAATGGCTCAGGTGGTGGTGGTGGTAAAGGTGCTGGTGGTGCTGGTGGTAATGGTGGTGGTGGTTCAGGCATTCTAGGTCTCGGCCAACACATTTTAAATTTCCTCCTCCATGATGGATTTTATATATTCAATAACGCTGGATTGTCCAGCTCTATACATAATTGTGTTTATGTCTTCTTTGGGATGGATAGGTTTCCAACCAAAATTTTCCTCAAGTCTTGTAAGTAGCTTGTCTAACCTTTCGTTGTGAAGCTTAAGAGTATTGAGGGAGATTTGTGTTTGCATGTTCAAAGAAGGCTGGCATTCTCGCAGCCTTGGTGTCATTAAACTCTGGAGCTTTGCCTTCATACATAAGACGATCACTAGCATCGAGCCAAAATTTTTTGCTCAAATATCTATCGGCATGATCATTCTTAAGTGGTTGCATTATCCAGTTAATTGTTGCCTTCCTTAGCTTGTCTAAAGAAGGGCTTGATGTAAGACCAAGCTCTGCACATACCAAACTATTTGTTGCTACATGTATCTGCTCGTCTCTAGATATATCTGCACTGACAGTTCTTAATCCAGCATCACCATTAAATCTAAAGAAGGGAAGCAAGACAAAAAAGATTGCTCTTTCTATTACTAATGCTTTCAATATTGTGTGATCTGGATGCTCTATCCATGCATCTCGTAGGCGTAATGCCTCTGCTTCAGCTTTATCATCTACGCCTATAGCGTTAGCGATATATCCTAGTGCTAAGTCGTGGTTGTCCTCGTCTTTTATGTTTGATTCCAAAAGTTCTCTACTCTTCTGAGGAATCTCAGAGAGTGAATCAGATACAAACGCGCCAACCGGACATTCCATGTTGCGTACAGCGAGAGCACGGTACACGGTTTCTTCTGCACCATATTTTAATTTTCCTTTAGTAGTTTGGACCGGTGTCCATTTCCTTTTTCTTTTTAATAATTTTTCGTAGGGGTTCATTGTTGACAGTCACAAGCTATTTCATCAGGTTTGTTGCTCATTAACTCTGCCAAGTAATCATCAACTTCGGACTGATCTAATGCTGCGTAAGCATCAGACTTATCTTGAGTGTCGCCCATTACTTGTAAAGAATAATAGAGCGAAGTCTGTGGACTCTTAAGCCACTCTTCGATAAATGCTTCATCGTAAGTCACCATGTCGCTCCAAGAATTGAAGCTATAGCCATGAAGCAAACCAGTTCTATCTAGCATGATCATTATTTGATCAGCTACTTTCTTATAATTCTCCCATCCAACTTCGGATGCGATTTCCACTTTGTCGCCATATTGTACTTGTTCTACCCCAAATGTACCTGAATCCCTGTCAACTGTTCGTGCAATAGGAGGTGCAATCTCAGGAGTTGCTGTAAAGCCTTTGAGATCTCTGCTTCTATAAGAACAACTAGCAGTTGGAGCTATAGCGAATGCTCTCTGCATATTATGTTCTCTTGCTATGTTAGCTGCTTCTTGTATGCCGAGGTAAAGTTCACGCGCAGCTAACCCTGCGTATCCTTCGTAAGGTTGAGCATTATTTGTTGCTTCAAGAGCCTTACCAAACTCGGCATATGTAATATTGTTATTTGCTAAGAAGTTGGCTAGACCTAAGAGTCCGAATCCAACTTGCCTATCGATATCTGGCGCAAGGTATTCTCCAGATTTGTCAATCCCTGTCCTACTATGGAGCTGGCACAAATCGGACATACCTTCACGCATACCTTCTCGTATGTCGCCGATACGACAGGCTGACATATTAAGGTGCTGTAAGAGGCACGTTCCCCGTGAGGGCAAGTAAACCTCAAGACAGACGTTGCTCCAGATTCTGTTTCCATTTTTATCTTCCTTTATTTTGTTGAGCCAGATGTCTCCTCTAGCAATCCCTCTAATAATTGCTTCCTTGACTCCAGCTTCTGTATCACTCCAGAGTTCTGGGGAGAGGTCAACACATCGCTTAACCCATGGGAGTTCGTGTCTTTCGACTTGCACGAAGTCAATAATATTGGGGTGGTTAATATCAAGGTGCAGAACACAGGCACCGTTGCGGTACGTACCGCCTCTTCTAAGTATTTCATTTAATGTTGAATAGATTTTTGCGAATGAGACTGGTCCGCTTGCAACAAGCGTGTCAGTTCCTTTATTAGTTTTTGTTCCTGCTGGTCGTAATTTTGACAGGTGGACTGCAACTCCTGCTCCATATCGGAGAGCATGCGATACAAATTTCCAGCTCGCTTCGATTCCATTAGGTCCTTCCATTGAGTCTTCAACAACGAAGACTGTGCATGATACGGGCAGACGTGATGTTGGATTATCAATCCATGACTGGACTCGACCAGTCCGAGCAATTTTGTTAGCCATTATATGAGTGAATGTAAGTTTGGTTTTTTATAGTTAGGTCCTTTTAATATCTTTCCGTCTTCTCTTAGTATTGGTTTACCATCTTCTCCTAACTTAGAAAGATTGCTTTCATGGATAAGTTCTAAAGCTTTATCCAAGTCCCATCCCATGTTCACTGCATACTGATAACAAACATAAACAAGGTCGGCTAACTCTTTAAGACACTCTTCTTTAAAAGTATCTGACTCTCTAAACAACATACCTTCAGCTTCAATAAACTCAACGAACTCCTCTCTAATTAAGTCACGTTGATATGTTCTAGCTGGTTTACTGTCTGAATCTTTGATGTTATATAGTTTTCTAAACTCTTTGGCTTGTTCTAAATTCGATCTCATTTTGTAAGTAGTGGACTGCTTTTTGTAAATCTTCTATGTCGTTATCTTTATGACCAGCTCTACATGTATATTTAATTACGTTTCCAAGGTGGAATCCGAGTCGTTGGTCTCTAATAAAATCCCAAACATTAATGGAACCTCGTTTGTAGTACGAGGGTCCTTGGTCGTTGGTGGTTTCGGCCATTTGTCTATAAGGTTTTTAATACAATTTGATAAGACGAAAGCTTGCTCCTGTAATGCCATCATTACTATTGCAATGTCTTCCTTTTTTGTTTCTGGTTTAGCAAGTTGAATCTCAAGCTGTCGCAGCTTCAAGTCTTGCTCCATCGTCAATTTTGTAATCGGAGGTGGGGGTCCAGAGGATTGGTTCTTTTTTCTCGTGGTCATAATCATTAGAAGTTAATATTCGAGCAAGTCGTGCATTTAATAAAGCATCTTCTTCAGTCATGCCTTTCTCTTCAAAGGTTTCTACAACAGCCTTCCATGTGTAGCCTTTCTCTTCAAAGATTTTTTCAGCACGTTTGATCCCAATTCCTGGCACACCGCTGTAGCCATCAGTGTTATCACCAGCCATTGTTTGAATAAGATGCCACTTAGCACCCTCTTCTGGTGTAATGTCTACGGTTTCATTGAAGTCATATAACTTTCCACTGATCTGTCTCATATCTTTATCAGGTGAGACAATAACATTACCTTCATACTTAGTTGAATAAATACCAAGAGCATCGTCTGCTTCAAGAGTATCTTTAACTATTACTCTGTAGCTTTTATAAAGTTCATTTATGACTCTTTTGAATCCACAGGGCTTTTTTCTATTTCGATGACCTTTGTATTCCGGTGAAATTTTTTTCCTAAAATTATTAGGGCTTGTAAAAAAGAGAATTACATCGTCATAGAAAGGAAATGCATCCTTAATTTTTTTAAGTTCTCTTTCTACACATTTCATGGCTTCACTAAACTGTGAAGTCACCACAATTACATCATCACCAAAATCTATTTCAGTTTCAGCAGCTGCACAGCATTTATATACTATGTAGTCGCAATCTATTAATAATTTCATAAATTAATGTACTTCTGCCCAATTTTTTCCAGTTTTAGCTTCTGCTGCGATTGGGCATCTTAAGTTGTAGTATTCCCCAGCCAACATTGCTGAATGTTCTAAAAGAATCATTAGATTCCCACATTCTTCAGCAGTAGTTTCATATTGCAATTCATCATGGACGAATGCCAATTGATGAGTGTGGACGTTATGTATAGCGTTGTTAGCTATAACCATCCAGCGTTTAGCAATGACTCCTGCACTGCATTGGAGGAGATAGTTTAAAGCTTTGTGTGGGCTATCTACAAGGACTTTCCTTCCGTCTATTGCTAGTAGATAACCATTAGTAGCCTTTGTTGTTACTGCCTTCTGTAGGTCAGCTAAACCGTCAATAGCAGCAACAAAAGCTTCTCTTATTTCTTTACCTTTCTTAGCTGCTTTGCTCTCTGAAAGTTGTGGATCATAGGACAGACCTAATTTTAGGTTTCCAGCTCCATATAAGTAGGCATAGGATACAGTCTTGACTTGTCTCCTTGATATACCTATCTTGTCTGCATTTACTTGATGGATATCACCGTTAAGTAGGATATTTGCATATCTACCACCGTCATATCTACCTAAGTAATGTGCAAGCATTCTGAGTTCGATTCCAGCTAGGTCAGCACCCACCATAACCAGTCCTGGACTGGCTTTGAAGAGTTCTCTAAATTCTTTATCAGCTGGAACTTGAGCTAAATTCGGTTTACGATGAGCACATCTAAATGTGTTCGTACTAACCGAGCAATGGTGATGTATCCGACCTTCAGTCGTAACAAGCCTGTTCCATGCGTTCACGCCTTCGGATATCATTCCAAGCTTTTTCTTTATCGTCAAACATTTCGCACATAGTTTGGAGAAGGGAATATCTATCTCCGTCAATGTAATCTCGTCTATAATTGGTTTCCCAGTCGTGGTGGTCTTGTTCAGTTTGACTTTGAAGTGGGTCTTCAGAATCCATGCTATATGGTCTCGTGATGTTGGGTTAAACTCCTTTATTCGTTGTATTTCACATCCTTCTCTGTATCCTTGTGTTGCGTTATCTCGTTTAGGAGTGAACAACGATCCTGCAACGTAAGGGAATTGTCCTCGAAGTATTGCTTGAGTGTCTTCCATCTCTCTTCGGAGAGATGACT